AAGTCAAGACTCTGCTATAAAAGTAGCTCAGATTGGCAAAAGCAAAAGCCCTGGTGCAAACTTAAAACAAGGAGCAGAGGACGCTCTTGAAAAAGGCAATCATAAAAAGATTGATCAAATACATCAATATGCAACGACTACTACTCCTACAGGTAGAGCAAAGAAAGTTTCCGAAGCTAAACCTAGCGCAGGTCTAAGTGCCGCTAAGAAGTCTGCTACAGTTAAGAAAGCTAAAGCAGGCGGTGACATTGGTAAGCCAGGCAAGAGTTTTGACAAAGTAGCTAAGTCAGCAGGTGGTGGTGAGAAAGGTAAGAAGATTGCCGCAGCCGCTATGTGGAAGAACATTAAAGAAACTACTGCTTACATCGAAGAAAAGAAAGCTGTAGAAAAGAAAGCTGACAAAGACTACGATGGCGATGGCAAAATCGAATCTGGTAAAGATGAGTACATGGGTAGCAAAGACAAAGCTATCAAAGCCGCAATGGGCAAGAAAGAAACTGTTAAAGAGTCTACAGACTTTGCACGTATGCAAGAACAACTAGCACGTTTGAATCGTAGTGAAACACAAACTTTAAAAGAAAGTAGTGAAGCAGATCAAATTCGTGCATTAACTCAAAAGCTATTGGGATAATACCATGGATGTTAAGATAAACGGTCTTAATTTATCAGAAGCTATTTTAAAAGAAATGGCTCCTGAAGTTGAAGAAGGCGTTCTTGGAAAATTTGCTAAAGGTGCGATTCCATTTTTAGGCGGTGCTGCCGCAGGTGTTGCCGGTGGGGTTTATAGCAAATTTCAAACAGAAAAGAATTTAGAATACAAGTTAAAACAAGATCCTAAATTTCAGGAAATTATGATAGCTCTAAAGCAACATAGCATCAATAGTCCAGAAGGCCAAGAAGCTTTTCATCAATTAAATAGCCTGCGAGTAGACTACGGTTTACCAATAATCACTGATCCTAAAGATGTATTGGTTTATCTAAATAAGATTAATACTGCTACTTCAGAAGATTATGCAGAAGAAGGTCAAAGGGATCAACAAGATCCTACAGTACGAGATCTTAATCACTTGCTCACAATTGAAAAAGAACCTTGGAAACAAAATTTAACTAAATGGCGTATACAATATTACCTCGATGGTAAGAATGATGCAGAAAATCCAAGTGTGCCGTTAGACAGTCAGGGTCATCGTAAACCAGTAGTAGATTCAGAAACTTGGATTAAACAAAATCCAACTCTAATCAGTCGTGGCCTAGTTCCAAGTGACTGCTTACCACCAACAATGCATCAACCAGGTATGCTTGATCGTTTAAAAACTGGCCTAGGCATAAACGAAGACTTAGATCGTATTAAGACTTTAAAAAATCATCTACTAGGTTAATACCATGGACATGAAGCGTATTCTACAAGCCATGGACAGCGCGGCTACTAAACCTGTAGAAGGTGTTTCTGATATGGCTAAATTTTTATCGGTCGTAGATAAAAATGCCAATGTTCAAATATTACAAGAAGGTAATCCACATAAAGTATCATTGCCAGTGCAAATGGCCATGCAACATTATCAATCACCTCAAATCGATTCTACACCAATTGTTAAAAAGAAAACCAGTATTCTAAAAGGCTATTATCAATCAGTTGAAGAAGAACTTGCAGAAGAACAAACTAGTAAACAGCAATTAATAAATCAATATGCAAGCAAAATAGCTGAACGTGTATTAATGAAAGAATCAGCAGGCGCACAACAGGCAGCCATTGCTATTGCTAAGAAAAAATCCGGCAAATACGATAAAGAAGGCAAGCGTATTAAAGAAAGTACTGTAGATCAAAATGGTACTCAGCATCATGCAGGATTTAATCCTACAGGTGGCCCGGGCATGCAAAATTATGTAGTAGACGAAACTCCGCTACATGACTTTGATAAAAATGATCCTATTAAAACAGGTGTTTCTCTCCCTGGACACAATCCTGGAACGATTGAATATCGTATTATGAGAGCCCGTAGTCAACTTAAAGATCTAGCCAGTCGTGCAGAAAGTAATGACCTACTTACATGGGAATCTATCGCTAAACATTTCCCAGAACTAGCAATGAACATGCGACTGATCGAACATGGTATACAAGAGTTGGCAGCCAAACGCAAGAAGGGCGGAAGAGGCACACATAATATTCCTAAAGAAATAGGTGAATCAAATCCTATTAAAGAAGCCAACGCTAAGAAAAAGAGTCTAAAAAATAGTAACCCATGTTGGACGGGTTACCATCCTGTAGGTACCAAAAAGAAGGGCGGACGTACCGTTCCTAACTGCGTACCAAATAAAAAATAATTTGAGCAGATAAAAATTTTTATCTATTGCTCTCTGTTGATAATTAATATATAATAGGCTATAAAGGAGACTTACATGTCAGGTAGAAATTACGGAGCAGAAGAGAAGGCTAAATTGGAACGACTAATCAACGAAGGTTCCACAGTATTACGAGAAGTTGAAGATTTACAAGAAGGCTTAAAAGAAACTGTTAAGGCAGTTGCAGAAGAACTACAAATCAAACCAAGCGTTATTAATAAAGCTATTAAGATCGCACACAAAGGCGATTGGGCGGCTTATAACGAAGATTGGGAAGAGATTGAAGCAATTTTAGATATTACTAAAAAAATCTAAATAAGTATACACAAGAAAGGTCAGCTGGCCATAAACAGCAAAGATGGTATTTGCAAGCCGTAAATTGCATGGAGAAGAAAATTTATGTCTTATGTAGACGCATGGTTTGACCGCGAAAACGATATCATCAAGATCGTTGAACGCAACAAGAAAGGCGAACGAGAATTTAGAGACATTCCGGTTCGACACACTTTCTATGTAAAAGATCCCCGAGGTAAACACACCTCAATCTATGGCGATCCCGTACAGCGGATCGTATGTAAAAATACTAAAGAACTTCGTAAAGAAATGGCCATTAACAGTGGCAAAACTATGTACGAAGCAGATATTAATCCAATCTTTGTAACACTCAGCGAAAATTATCTTAATCAAGATGCTCCAAAACTAAACGTAGCATTTTTCGATATTGAGGTAGACTTTGATCCAGAGCGTGGCTATGCTAGTCCAGACGATGCATTTATGCCCATTACTGCGATTGCTGTCTATCTACAATGGCTTGATACTATGGTATGCTTGGCTATTCCCCCTAAAAAACTTCCAATGGAGGAGGCTAAGGAAATGGTCAAAGATTTTCCTAATACATATTTGTTTGACAACGAAGCAGATTTGTTAGACATGTTCTTAGATTTGCTTAAAGATGCAGATATCATTAGTGGGTGGAATAGTGAAGGTTTCGATATTCCGTATACAACTAATCGTGTCATTAAAGTGTTATCAAAAGAAGACACAAGACGTTTTTGTTTGTTTGATCAATTTCCGAAACGTAGAGAATATGAAAAGTTTGGTCGCGATAGTGTAACCTATGATTATATTGGTCGTGTTCATTTAGACTATCTTGAACTGTATCGCAAGTACACGTATGAAGAACGCCACAGTTATAGACTTGATGCGATTGCAGAATATGAGTTAGGTAAGCGTAAAACACAATACGAAGGCACACTTGATCAACTGTACAACAATGACTTTAAGACATTCGTTGAATACAACATTAATGACTGTAAACTGCTTGATGACCTAGACAAAAAATTAAAATTTATCGATCTTGCCAATACACTGGCACATGAAAATACAGTTTTGCTACAAACCACTATGGGTGCTGTGGCAGTAACTGAACAAGCTATTATTAACGAAGCACATCGTCGAAATATGATTGTACCTAATCGTACTAAGATGGATGAAAGAGAAGATACTAATGCGGCCGGTGCTTACGTTGCTTATCCTAAAGAAGGTCTTCAAGACTGGGTAGGATCATTAGATATTAACAGTCTTTATCCTAGTGCGATTAGAGCACTTAACATGGGTCCGGAAACTATTGTTGGGCAACTACGTCCTATTATGACTGATGAATATATTGAAACTCAGCAGGCTAAAAATAAATCATTTGCCGCGGCTTGGGAAGGTATGTTTAGTACACTCGAGTATACTGCTGTTATGAATCAAGAGATTGGCACTGACATTACTATTGATTGGGAAAACGGTGACACTGATGTATTAAGTGCCGCTGAAGTTTATAGACTTATATTTGAAAGTAATCAACCTTGGATGCTCAG